CACAGAACGCAGCTGACGCAGGGACTCGCCCCTCGTCATCGTCGGCGGTGCCATCTCCTGTTGCGGTGCCGCAGCAGGTGCAGCGGCCGGAGCAGGCTCAGGCTCGACGGCAGCCTTGTAGTCTTGCGCCGCATTTGCCCGTTGCACTGGGAAGGCAATACGCGTTGAAGCATTCGCGCCTTCGCCAACCACAACCAAAGGCCACTGCTCGATGGATCCTTCCGCGTTCTGGTCTTGCTGTTTCGCCCACTCGAAGTCGGCGTTCAGCACTACCGGCATGTGCGTGTAGCCCATGCCAAGTAGGGCAACAGCCTCTTCCTTGCCGGTGTGTCCAACAACCGTGCTTTCCGTTCCGCTCGTCTCCAGATCCAGAGTCGGAACGGCAACGGCCGAGCCTGCTGCGGCCAGCAACTTCTTCAGTTCTTCGATGCGAGTCTCGTTTCCGCTCGCGCCATCCATCGGCTTGGACACGCCGAGGAAGTCCTCAATACGCATCTGCACCATGCGCTGGTTGGCGTTGCTTGCTTCGTCCATCTTGAACAGAGCATCGGCAGCACGGTTTCGCGCTCGGCTCTGCATGTCGGGAGCAAGGCCGACCGTGTGAGCCCACTCTGGAAGCAGGCCAGTTTTCTGAACGCTGAACTTCGTCTCGTCTACGCTGGCAACTCGATTGGCCTGCCCGCTCGGTCCAGAGTTCAGCAAGCTGTTCTGCCCTCGCGTCTCCGTAGTGATCGCGCGCCGAGCAGGGCCAGTGTAGAACCGGACGTGCGACTGCCATGCATTCTCCTCGCCATGCATGCGGAAGCCGCTGCCTTCCATCGCGTGACCGAACGCGTCGTGCACCGCACGGAACACGTCGTTCAACAAGACGGGCTGCTCTTCGCCTTTCAGCGAACCACTTGGCCACCGAAGTCCGGTGTCCTCCAGCATCGGGTTGTTGGCACGCTGCTGGTCCGTGATCGGTTCGTTGCCGTAACCGGCTTGCGTCGAGTAGACGGCCATCGTCCTCGTCGCGCGAAGGTCGCGCAGCGCGTTGAACCCGTTGGACGCGTAGGGATCAGAAGCCGCGTCGAAGAACCAGAACCGGTAGCCGCTGTCGATCAGTGCTTGGTATTGCGCGAGCGTCTGCCGCTTGAGGTCTGCGTAGGCTTCGGCAACATCGGGAACCGTGGAGTCGTCGGTCATCGCTTCGTAGGCATCAGCCAGACGACGCGACAACTCCTCGGACATCGCTACATAGTTGGACTGCCGTCGGATGACGAGGCCGGTGCGGGCGGCGTAGAGCTCGGCTGCTGCGACGATGCCCGGATCCGGTCCCTCGACGCCTGGGCGTTGTGGTGAATCTGCAAGCGGCGCAAGGTCTCCCCGTGGATCCCATCCTCCTCGGTTTCCCTCAAGGGCGGACTCAGCTGCGGCGAGTTCTCGCTCGTAGATGGCTCCTGCCTCGCGAACGAGATACTCGGCCCTCTGTTGAGGTAGTGATTGGGCGGCAACGGACGATGTCCCACGTAAACCATAGTCGGTTCCTGTCTCAAGACGCTTGCTGTAGACCGTCGACTTGCCGACGGTTAGGTTCGGAAGTGTAGCACCGACAAGCGTAGCAAGCTGTTCGGCAGTTACACCAGTCCTTGCTACATCATCGGCAGACCAGACGATGTCCATGAACTCGCCGTCTGCGGTGAATCCCTGGATGAGGCTTTCGCGCGACTCGCTGCGGATTACGTCGCGAAGCAACGCGTAGATGCTGTTGGCGTCACCAGGGGTAAACCCAGGAGGAAGCTCGATCTGCACCAGATCGGCCTGCTGCGTTCCAGCCATGGGATCGCGCGAAACCACCTGCACCGACTGCTGGTTCAGCAGTTCGCCCAAGATGCGGCCGGCAAGAATCGTCTGCTGCGGCGACGACAGCGTGACGCGGAAGCTCGCGTTGACCTTGTCGTTGAACCCTCCAACAGTCTGCACGCTCTGCCCCAACGTGCCGACTTCCGTCAACACGAGCGGCAGCACCTGCATCATCACGCGATGCGACACCTCCGAACGAAGGCCGGACGGCAACTTGCTCCACCGCGCCGTGGCTTGAGCGTCTGCCGGATTCGGCGCGACTTCTACCGACAGCTGCGGAGAAGGAACGACGCCTTGATTCTTTCGAGCTTTCTCGACATCTGCTGCGAGATCTCGCGAACGACCGACGTATGTCGGGCCTTGGTCTGAGTTGTAGGGCGACCCTTCCCAGAACAACGGGCGGAAGCCGGTAGTCTTGTCCGTCGTTTGGCCTCCGGCGAGGTTGATGATGCGCGCGCGGACCTGATCCGGCGTTAGCAGGCCGGCAGCCGAGTCCCGCCACATGCCTTCCATCGCCACCAGCAGATCGGTGTTGATGTTCTTGTCGTATTTCTTCTGCGCTTGCGCGAGGTTCTTCTCGGCTTCCAATGCCGCCGGGAGATCCTCTTGCACGAGCTCTTGGAACTGTTCGTCGGTCAGCTGGTTCTTCTCGGCAACATCGCGTTGCTTCGCAGCCAACACATCTTGCGCCTTCTTGATGAGCTCCGGCTGCTTTGCTAGCTGCGCTTCCAACTTCGTCAGCACGTCGACATCCGCCTTGTTGTCGGCGACGACTTCCTGCTTCTTGGCAATCGCCTTTTCGAGCGACTCGATCTTCTTCGGCTTTGCGTTCTGCTTCTTTGCTGTAGCAAGATCTTTCTTCAGTTGCGCTAACTTGCTCTTGCTCTCGTTCAGTTTCTCGACCCGCTCCTTCTGCTTGACTTGACGCTTGGTGATCTGCTTAGGCAGGTCAGCGAGTTCGGCTTGAAGCTCGGCGATCTTGTTCGCAAACGGAATCAACCGAACAGCCAGCGGCCTATCGGCAAGAGTCTTGCGCGATTTGCGGATGACCTTTTCGGCAGAAGCAACCTTGCCTACCTTGTCCTTGAAGTCTGGAGTGAACAGCGACCGCACGCTTTCCCATGTGATCGACTGCATCTCGCGAGGCAGGACGTTGATCGCGGGATCTGCGCCGGCTCGACGGTAGGCCTCAACGAAGATGGCATACAGACCGTTCATGCCGGTGTCTGCGCTCTTGCTGGCACCGCCACCGCCCCACGCGTGTTCGACGTAACCGCTGCTGCTCGACAGCGGCAGAAAGAACGCTGCTGCAACCGCGTGCGTGTCAATCGTCGTGTGCCCGAGCACTGAGTTCGGCGACACAATGTTGTTGTAGAAGGACCGGACCTTGTGCTCGTTTCCGATTTGCTGCCACACGTTCGTGCGGCTGCCGTCGCGCAACAACGAGATCACCTTGGAAAGCGCGCCGTAGCTCTGCCATTGCATCTTGACCTGCCAATCAACACCGGTGCTCCCTCCTTCTGGAGTAAGGCGGAAGACCTTGTTCGAGTTGTAGGTCTCGTCCCACATACGCATGAACATGGCGGCAGCACGGGCCTTCATCGGGTCGGCCATGAGCTCGCCAAGCGTGCTATTCCCGATCTGTGCCCAGATCCGCTTCTTCTCCGTAGGCGACATGCGTTCCGCCGGAGAAATGTCCTCCGCGTTTTCGTCGGTGTCGGCCTCGCCGTTGCGGAACTCGGCTTGCTTCTGCATCTCCGGCGTGACCCGCTGGTCGCGCAGTGTCGTCCACATGTCCAGCATGCGCTCTGCCATGGACACGTTCACGAACCAGTCCTTCTGCGGAGACAACGCAGCGATGATCGCTGCCGTCTGCATCTCGCTAAGTCCGTAGCGATCCGCCCACGCTACAGCATACTTGCGCGCTCCGTCATACCATTGCTTAGACCTTTCGCGCAGTTCCTGCGGCATCGCGTGGTAAAGCGTCTTCAGGTTGTCCGCCATCCAGTTGACGAACTTTTCGATGACCGTGTCAGGGTCAGCACGCTCTGCTTCGGACAACGCACCAGCGACGAACGGGTAACTCAGGATGAGGTCGGCGTGCTTTTGCTTCGTGTCGGTGTGCGCCATCGCCACCTGGAAGTTGATGTTCAGCACATCCATCAACGAGTCTTCGGTTGACTTCTTGCTCGTCGGCCGGCGAACCGACATTTCGGCCGCTTGCTCTGCGGTGAGCGGAGCGCGCGAACGCAGCGACTTCAGCGAGCGCAGCGGCTCTTCGACCTTGTCGATGTCGTCAGACACCTTCTCGATCTGTTCCAGCAGCTGCTTGGCTTTGGCCCCGCCTTGCTCGGCCAACGATTGGCGAACCTTTTCGGCGATGTAATCCAGCTGCTTGTTCAAAGCGCGAGCAGCAGCAACGGCTGCACGGACCTCCGCAGGAGATCCACCTTCCCATTCAGCGTTGTCGCGAGCAGTGCCTTCGTCGTCTTGGACCGTGCCGTCTACTGCTACATGGCCGATGACTTCGAGATCCTGCGCGGCAACTTGGGCGGTCCCTTTCTTTAGCGATTCGCGAATGCGTTGCGCTGCCAGTTCCGCACCAACAACGGAGATCCCGTTGGTCTGATGGACCATGTCGGGGTTGTCGGCCCAGGCGTCAAGCAACCCAAGGATGCGCGTCCACGCCTCTTCCGCATACTTGCCGGTGGCCTTGACGGTAGTCGTCGGCTTGTCGGCCAACAGGTTGTTCAGCTGCTCGCGCAGGTTGGCTCGCTTCTCTAGCAAGCCTTCCAACTGGCTTTCGCTGTTGGCGATGACCTCGACTTCCTTGACGTCGAGCCACTTGGCTGCGTCATTCAGGTAGGCACGAAGCTGCGCTGCCCCTTGCGCAGCGGCGGCACGCTCTTGCTCGGACAACGTCTCGTCTTGCGCTTGCTGTTCCAGCGCGTTGGCGTCGATCTCGGCCTGCGCCATCTCGTTGAACACAGCCTCGGTCATGTCCGCGTCGGGCATTGATGCCAGCTGCGTCACCACGTCGATCTCCGCGCGCTCGGCCTTCTCCATGCGCGACACGAGCCGGCGATAGTTCTCGGCCTCTGCCTTGAACTCAGCGGTCTGCGACTTCCCGTCAGCGTGCATGGTCGTCAGCTTGGTGCGGCTGATGGCAAGGTCTGCCTTGACCTGCGCCATCTCGGCCTTCGCCTGCTGCATCTGCTCGGACGGCAAGGTCGCGCTAGGAACCGGAGTCCCGGCAGGGATCTCTTCGGCAGGGGTCTGGCCGGCAGCTGTTTCCAGAATGGAAACCTCTTCTTCCACCCTGTCCGTCGACTCCTGCTGCTGCTCTGGCGTCGCCCCCGTAAGGATCGACGGGTCGACCTGCGGTGCCTGTGTGGGCGCGGGAGTAACTGGCGCGACCGGTGCCGCTGGAGCAGCCGTTGGCATGGTGACCAACGGAGTCCCCTTGGCTGCGGCTCCAGGCGCGAGAGGGGCAGGGCCAGGAGGAGTCACTGAGGACCGAGGCGCAGTCGCCTTCGGGGACATTCCAGGAACCTGCGGGCGGACCGGTGGCGTTCCTGCCTGACGGGCCAGCTGCTCCTCGGTAAGGACCATCGGGTTCTCCTTCGAGAAGAACTCCCATGCGTCCATCTTGCGGCGGGCGGCGCGGAACACGACCGCGCGCACCCACAGTTCCGCCTGCATGTTGACCTGTGCCGACGTGTAGCGGCCGGTCTTGCGCAGCATGTTGGTCACGGCCTGACGCACGCGAACCACGGAATCGATCTTCTTTTCGCCGCCGCCCGCGCCGCCATCTTCCGCTTCTTCCTCGGCCTCCGCTTCCTCGGCCCTGAGTCGCATCTTCTCGGCTGTGTTGAACGCGTCGAGGGCTTCCTTGAGCGACAGAGGGTTCGGGTTGTCCTTGGTGGCGATGCGAAGATCCTGCTTCAGAACCTCCGCGAACTCGGTCTTGCCAAGGCCGGCGACGTATTCGCCAATCGGGATGACGATGTCGGCGCGGTCGTCCTGCGCGTTGTCCAGTTGCTCGGCCAGCTTGGGGAACTTCTGGCGGAAAGCCTCGTAGGCAGACAACGGCTGCACACCCTTGCCTTCCTCGTGCGCCTTCTTCTCCATCGACGCGATGTGCTGACGCAGCGATCCAGCTTCGATCAGGATCTCGCCTTGCTCGGTGCTATCCGCAACAGCCTGTGCCACCTCTTGCGCAAGCTGCGGATCGCGAGCCGCTAGCGGATCGATCTGCTTGCTGACGTGGTTCAGCGTCTCGATCTTGCGACCGTTCTTGACGGCTTTCCTGGCGCGATGGATATCGCCCATGGAACCGAACGCTGCCATGCCGGCGGTCGGGATGACCATGCCTTGCAACGTGTAGGCAGCCACCTGGAACGTGCGCTCCCAATACGAGCCCAAGGCTTCCTCGCCCTTGGCGATGGCTTCCTGGTATTCCGGCTTGCTCATCGCCTTTGAGACGATTTCGGCCAGCATCTGGATGTTCTCTTCGACTTCTTCCTGGCCCGTCTCGAACAGGGCCGTCTTCACGCCGTAGCTGGCCGCACGCTTGGCGATCTCTCCTGCCGTGAGCGACGTGAGCTTCTTCGTGTAAGAGCTTCCGCCCAGACGCGTCAGCCACTTCGGGCCAAAGGTCTTGAGCGCAGCGCGGCCGACAACAGGGGAAATGAACTTGCCCAACCCAAGGGCTTCAGGAATCGCTGCCACGAGAGCGACGCCGCGAGCCGCATCGGCTGCCGCCTGAGGGTCGTAGCCGACGTCGAGCAGGTTCTGAAAGCTGTTGCCTTGGATCTGCCGGTAACCCTGCAAAGAGTTGCCGCCGAAGAACACGGCAGCTGCTGTGGCAACGCCGCCTGCCGGAGTCGTCACAACGGAGGCAGCGAGACCGGTGCCGACCGCTGTGAGCGCAGGCCAGAACATCTGGTCGTAGAACTGGCGCGTGATCTCCGCGCCACCTGACCACATGCCGGCGACCTGCGGCATCTTTTCGAGCTTGGCCTGGAGCTCTCGGACCTTGGATTCGCGCTCGTCGTCGAGCGTCACGCCGCTCCAGCTTTGCGCCAACTGCTCCGAGCGGATCTCTGCGATCTCGTCTTGGACCGCCATGCGAGACCAGCCGGCAGACCACCGCTCATACCACCACAGCTTGTCGGTGACGTCCGACATCAGCTTGGCCTTGGGTAGGTCGGACAAGAAACGAGCAAGCACCGGGGCCTGCTCGTAGAGCCGCTGCATGCTGGCGACCTTTTCCTGCGCACGCCTCTGGTAGACCTGCGGATCCGTCCGCACTTGGTCGGCAGAAACTCCGAGCTCCTTGGCGATCTGCTCTGAACGCGCGGCTTCGTCTGGGTCGGTATCAAGGCTTTGCAACCAGGACTGCCGAGCCTGCTCCGCAGTCTTGGCATCCTCGTATTGCTGCATCACGTCGAGTGCCATCTGCGACTGCGCGTCCAGCTTTGGACGTCGCCGGAACTCGGCGTCTTGGTATTGCTTCTCCATCTTCGACGTCGCGTTCCACAGAGCGTTGAGCCTGTGGTCGTCGAACATGGGGACGTCGAACCCTTGCTCCTGCAACCGCTGCATCGCGCTCGCGCGAGCCTCGTCTGCCGTCATGCGGCGGATCGGCTCTGGCGTATCCATCGGCAACGTGACGGCCGGCAGCGCGGACGGCTGCGGACCGATCACGGGCGTCTGCGGAACGGGAGGATCCTGCGGGTTCAGTTCGTCCATGTTGCTCAGTCCTTAGTGTTCCAGAAGGGGCCGTATTTCGCCTTGAGCTCTTCGGCTTTCTTCTTGTGGATGTCCGACTGACGCAGGCCCATCAGTTGGTGCACGGTCTCTCCAGGCGTGAGGTTGCCCTGCTTCTCGTGCGGGTAAAGCTCGCCCATCAGCTTGCGGTTGAAGTCGGCCGCCTTGACCTGACGCTCGTATTCGCGCAGAGCTTCAGATGCTCCGGCAGCCGTATCCGAAGCGGTCCAGTAGCTGCCGTATTGCTTGTCCAGCTGCTTGGCTTTCGCCAGCATGGCGTCGGCTTGCTTGAGCAACGACAGGTTGTGGAACCGCTCTGCGTCAGTGAAGTCGTCCTTCTCGTAGCGGTCTCGTCCGTAATATTCGTAAGCGATGTTGTTCGTAGCCTTCGAGGCTTGCAGCAACCTGTCGTATTGAATGCGAGCGTCGACTGCTGCTTCTCGCTTGTTGCTGGTGCGCAACGCGTGCAAGCGGCCAGAGCGCATCTGCTGACCACGCATCTTCCGCCATTCTGGATCGTTGGCGTTTTGATTTGGGTCGAGTGCTGGCTGCTCCATGCTCGGCGGCTTTTGCTGGAACGCACTGCGCGTAGCCAGCATCACTTCTTCGTAGTGCTCTCCAGCGTTAGCTTCGAGCATGGACAGCATGTCCTTGCGCTGGTTCGATGCTTTGGTGGCAAACGCCAGCAACTCCATGGCTTTGTCTTGCCGTTGCCGTTCGACCACTTTGCGCTGGTGGTCAGCAAGATATTGGTCGTCCGGCGACTGCGCGAACATGTTGTTCGCTGCTAACACTGCTTGCAGTGCTTGTTCTTGCAGACGGCGGGCTTGCTCCATCACGGAGTTTGTTGCGACCTCTTGCCTCTCAGTCATGGCGACGTGAGCTTGGTAGAGCTCTTTATCCGCCGGCTGCAACCCAGGCAGCGCATCATCCAGCATCTGCTTGTATTTCCCTCGAATGGTCTCAAGCTCTTGCTTCTTGTTCCAATAGCCCTGCGCTGTCAGTTGCGTGCCTTGCTTTTCGACGGACTCCGTAAACGGAGTTAGTTCGTTGATGCGCTCCATCACTTGAATCGCATCCGTCATCGGGACACCCATCGGAGGAAGTGCGACGGTGGACGTTGCGCTGCGAATGCTTTCTTGCTCGGTGCGTTCCATGCTGCGCTTGCGCTCTTGCGCGATACGCTCCATGTCGGCAAGCGACTTCGGACGCCCCATCTTGATCCACTGTTGAGCGATGTCCTTGGCCGACGTGTAGTCCTGATAGCCGAGCATCTTGGACAGCTCTGCCTGCACCTCGACGGGAGGAAGCTCGACTAGCTTGACGTCGATCTCTGCGCCGTTCTCTTCAACCGTGACCGAGAAGTTCTGGAGTTGCTCAAGCCTCTCGTTTTCCGGCAGCTGGAAGAACGTGTCGAGCTCTTCCATCGAAGCAAGCGTCTTCGCATCGACTGTCTTCATCTCGAAGTCTTCGATGATGTTGTCGACCATCGCGTCGCGCTCTTCGCGATCCATGGCAGGATTGCCCGACTGAGCACGCGCGCTATCGCGTTCGCGGACACGCTTGTCGACAATCTGAAAGAACTGGTCGCGGTTGAACGTCAGCTTTGCAAAGTCTTGCTTCGCCTGTTTGTCGCGAGAGCTGTCTCCTGCCGCCTTGCCAGCTTCCCACTTAGCCCTGTCGTCCGGCCGCTTCTTGAGGAAACGCATCCATGCGTCTTCCTGCTCGGACAGCGCAGGCTTGTAGTCGCTCTTGCCGCGCGCTTCTTTCGCGTCGCGGATGTCCTTCATCCAGCGGTTCAGCTGGTCTTCCGTCAACAGTCTGTAGTAGGACACATAGAACTCAGCTGGATCTAGGTCGGCGAGCTTTCCATCGTCACGCATGCGTTCCAGGGCTGCAACAGCCTGCGGGCTGTGCGACCCGCCAGGACGCTTGGCGTCGGCCTCCAGCTTTTCCATCTCTGCAAAGCCGCCGTTGGCTTCAAGCCGCAGGGCTAGATCGGGGTTCTGCTGGCGAAGAGCAGAGATATCTGGGTTCGTCCCAGCATTCCGCTGTTCCCGAAACCACATCCGAGCAGAGTCAATGTCGGCAGCTAGCTGCTCCTTCTTGACCGCATCGTCGGTGTCCTGCTGCTCCTTGATGGTCTTGCGGACTTCGTCGACGAGGTCGATGCGCAGCTGGTTGTTGGCAACCAAACCAGGAAGCATCTGCATCAGCTGGTTGCCAGAACGCCCCTGCCGATTCTCCCACAGGGACATGCCGTAGGCCGTGGCTTCTGCCTTATCGTCGGCTGCTCGGATCTGCGGGCGCGCTGCGTGGTATGCCTTGCTGTCGATCTCGCCAACATCGAGGAACTTGCTTGCGTAGCGTTGCGCCTGCGCTGGGTCGCCACCTTGCACCATATTGGCAATGGTGCTTTTGTGCATGGACTGCATGCGCTCGGTCAGCATTTGCGCGAACGCAGGTGAGTCTTCCGTGATCCCGTCTAGGCTAGCCAAAGAGCGGACTTCAGAACGCATGGCGTTACGGAAGTCCCGGTAGTTGTTCGGTCCGTATGTCGGGTTGCCTTCGTTTTCCCATCCATCCCAGTTCTGTGCTGCCATGTCGGAATAGCGTTCCAGACGCGCCGTCGCTTGCAGCTTCGCGTTCTGACGCATCTCCCTGCCGGCGTGCTTTTCCCATTCGCCGGAGAAGTGGTCGCGCATCTTCTGCAACGCAGGCGCGAGCAGCTTCTGCTGCATCGGGTTCTTGGCCTTCTGCGCGATCTCTTGCAGCTTCTTGTCGAACGAGTCGAGCGTCGGTTGGTAGCGGTCGACGGCTGCCGACCCTGCCGTCCACAAGTAGCCAGAGTCCTTGTTCTGGCTTAGTTGCCGAGCAAACTGCCACGCCTCGTCTTCGAGCGACTTCGACGCAGCCTCGTCGTTGAAGTCTTGCAGCTGCATCTGCTGCCGCTGAAGCTCCTGGTTCATGCGCTGCATGCCGGCACCAAGGGTTTCAAGGCCCTGGCCGTATTGCATGATCTGTTCTGGAGCGTAGTTTGGAACTTGCGAAACCGTCGGTGCCTGGAACAGGTTGGCACCGCCCATGTCCTGCGACGTGAAGTTAGGAACGCGAGGCATCAGGCTTGCCCTCCGGTGGAGATGATCGGCCCGCCACGACGTGTGTTCCCAAGCGGGGCCATGCCTTGCTGCTGTTGGTTTTCAAACCTTTGCGAATAGGCCCACTGCGCCAGCATGTTCCCGGTTGATCCCAACAACGATCCGATCATCGCGCTTCCAGGAAGGATTGATCGCGCTCCAGAAAGCACTGCACTGGCTTGCACTCCTGCCATCATGCCTTGATTTGCGATATCGACTCGCTGAGTCATCATCGCTTCACGCTGCCGGACGGCTTGAGCATTCATCGCCATTGCGTCGGCTTCTTGTGCGTATCGCATGCTGGCAAGCACTTCGGCAGAACTGCCAACTCCGGCTTGTCCACCACGCGCAGCAAACGCAGCGCGAGCTTGCGATTGCGCTGCGCCATGCTGCATGGCTGCGCGCCCGATCATCTTCTGCGCTTCTTGAAAAGTAGCGATTGCTTCCCTAGCTACGATGCGCTGATTCAGCTGCGACATGCGCTGCTGGTATTGCAAAGCCGATGCTTGCCCGCGCAAGGACAGTCGTTGCGACTTGGCTTGGTAGTATGCACCTACGGCTTGATGCACTGCACCAAGACCTTGGACTGCCATTGATGCGTTGTCGGCACTGCTCATCTTAGCCTCCGATGCTGGTTTCGATGGTCATGCCCAGAACCGTGAGCGGTAGGGCTGTCTGCTGCGTGACGTAGATCTGACCAGTGCGTTGCCACGTTGGTGACACAAGCATCTGCACCTCTTCGGTGCGCAGGTCAGTCTTGTTGTGTTGGTCGAGGACGTGCGACTCCGTATCGCTCGGGCCGATGCGCACGCCGGCACTTCGGTAGAGCTTGACCCAGGTGTTGCAGACGTTCTTCGTCCGTCCCTGGCCGAAGCCGTCGATCTGCATCATCACGGGCAGCGTGACCAGCTTGCTCGTGTAGCCAAGGCCGATGCATCCACGCACCAGTCGCTCGGCTATGGTGACGACGCCGCCGGCAGAAGCGGTTGCTCCAGCCTGCACTCGCCCGTCACCGAAGACCTGGACAGCTGTGCTGGGAAGATGCGCGACCGTGAACGAGCTCCTGGCCCACGACCAGTCGGCACGAGGCGTGTTCTGCAACGCTGCCGGCCATGCCGCTAGGAGCGTCCCAGTCACCGATGTCCCGCTCGCGAAGGCTGTGATGAGCACTCCGTAGTTTACGCCGTTGATCGTCCATCGGATCTCGCTGCCAACATCACCGGCAACGAACGTCGAGGTGCTAGCCGTCACCGTCTTGGACGCGCCACTTGCCCAGCTTCCAGTCGGCGTGACGGTCATGGTCGTCGCGGTGGTGTTGCGCCCGTCGAAGGCCCAGAACGCATCAAGGAACTGGCAGTCTTCTAGAGCCGTGAACTCCATTTTTGCCATGCGCTCGACAAACCTGCGCGTGCTCCCGTTGACCGTGCGCTTGACTACGACGTAGACGCGGTCTTCTTCGCCTTCTGGGATGGCGCACACAGACTCAAACGTTCCGCTTGTGTCGTGCTGATGCCACGACCCTACTTGCTCCTCGGGGACGTAAGTCATCCCAAGCAACTTGCCAGACGTGCTGACGAACCATGCAACTGGGTAGGGAGCCTTGCTGTAGGACAGGTCGACCAACTCGTATTGATCGAACAAGTGCGTAGCTCTTAGGCTCATGTCGCCAGTGCGAAAGCCTTGTATGTTGCCGTCGTATCCGAGCTCGCGAACGTGCCCGCCTCGCTCTGCGCAGAACAGCACCGTCGCGTTGATGATCGCCGGCTGGACGTTGTTCGCCCCGATGTAGCTCTGGGGCCGGACGCTGATCGACGTCGGAGTCATCACGTCCGTGTTTACCGAAGTGACGCGCCATTCGCTGGTGTTCGTCAACATCACAAGGTTGCCAAGCGGCAACAGATGTCGCACACGGTTTCGCTCTCGTGCGGCAACGCGGAACTTGATTCGATCCGTGTCCTGGCTCGGAAACGTGTAGGACAAGTCCGACTCCGTTCCGCTGCGCGTCATGTAGATCGTCTGCGGCTCCGAGTTGCTCCCAGAGAAGCAGCGACGCTGCTCGAAGTATGCAACGGATGCTGGATACCCATCGGCAGCATTCAGGTCGGTAGCATCGCGAAGAGGAGGGGTCTGACCTAAGTCTGGAGCGATGTTGTCGTCGACCACCGAATACGCCACCGAATAGGTAATCGGCAAAGGGCTCGCTGGGTTGACGGTGTCAAGGATGTCAGCCCCTCCAGGTGTTGCGCTAAACGTGAACGTGTTCGTAGCCAGAACCTTGACGTAGTAAATGGCACTAGTGTTCACGGTAGTCGGGAACACAGATGGGTTGTCCTGCCCAGCCAAAGGCGACACCGTGATTGCCGTGCCCGTCTCTAGACCATGATCGGTCTTGATGATGGTGATGCCGTTCCCTGGCGTTGGAGAGTTGAACTGTGCTACTACGTTCTGCTGTGCAGAAGACGCCTCCACCAACGCAAGATATCCAAGCAGACCGTTCTGTTGCTTGTAGACCGTGTATCGAAGAGCACCGCTAACTCCTTTCCAGATGAGCTTGTTTGATGCTCCAGCAATGGCAAGAATGTTTTTGACCGTGATCTTGCTCCCGATCTCGGACTCCACCCCATCAGCGGACGTAGACGTCACGGCGTAGACCGTGTCCAAATCCGTAAGCTGGTCTGAGTATTGGACCTTTCCGGTTAGCGAAGATGCGGCAACCGTAGCAAACACCTCTGGGCCGCCAGCGTATGCGGTGAGGTGCAGGTAAGTTGGCTGTGCTGAGTCGACCTTGTAGACGGTATAGAACCCGTCAGCTAGCTGAGTCGAGATCCCTGAGATGTAGACGGGATCTCCAGCAAGGAAGTTGTGCGCAACTGTCGTGGTTGCTGCCTTTGTTCCAGTGAACGTCGCATTGATCTCTACAGCTTCGCCATAAGTAGGCGTCGCCACGACCACGCTAGGTGCGCTTACCACGGCAGAAAAGGAAACGGCTTTCAGTTCCCAACGGGTAGACGCGTATCGCCGCAGCTCCTGCACAGGGTGCAAAGGGTGCACGAGCGTCAGGACGTCGTTGCTTTGCGTGTAGTGGATGTCGAACACGTCCCCAACACCGTATGGAGTTGGGATCTCGTAGACAGTCCCTGGTATCACAGACCACCGAACAGTGTCGCCAAACGGGCTAACTAGAGCAGCGTGTTCGACCTTGCAGTAGTAGACAAAGCCCAAGTATGTCGCGATGTCTCCTGGCCGGTAGACGCGCGCCATGTAGGCATTCGACCAAGTGACGCCAGCAACTGGATTGACTAGTTGCACAAGCGGACCGTCTGGAGTTAGCGAGATGTTGAACCCGCTCGCCGACCTGTTCCGAACGTAGTAGACGACGTCGACCTTGAGAGGCTCGGTATACCCACCAACGCCACCGCCAGTGGCATCGTAACGCGCATCCGGCAACTGCGTGATCGTCGGTTGCGTCAGACCTCCACCGCCCCAGGTTACACCAAAAGCCTTGTAGGGAATGGTGACCGGCTCACCGTTTGTCAGGACGTTGCTCGGCCACGAGATAAACACTTCGTATCCCGTAGGGCCAGACGCCGACACGCCAGAGTCGGTTGGGAAGGCACGATAGAGTTGCCACGGAAGCTGCCCAGACGCTACAGGTGCCCCGTTGTCGTGCAGACGAATGTAGCCTGCACCCATTTCGAGAATCAGGCTATCGTCCACCGATGCCGAGAACGGGATCAGCCGCGCCACGCCGTTGTTCTTCGTGTTGGCAACGTATTGCATCCCAGGACGGCGAGCCGCAGGGCCGTGCGGCAGCGCGATCATGTTGCGCAGTTCAGCCGCGCCGGCTTGGTAGCGAGCGTCGTCGATGCGCCCGAACATGTCGGGAGCGATCTCACCACCGTTGAACGCTCGGTTGTAGATGCGCGTGTTGGGCATGTTCAGCGTGCCGTGATCCAAGAAGCCTGATGTTCAGGGTGCACACGTCGCACCGACGAATCCGACGACGTCGCCTTCGCGGCATACATCGAGGACATCTGAATGCACCGCTTGCTCTCGTTCGCGCCGGCATCGCCCTTCAGGATCGCGCCCGCGAGCATGCTGGCTAGGTGCCATGCCACCGCCATCTGGAACAGCGGAGGGAACAGGTGCGTCTCGACCGAGTATTCCGTGTAGACCAGCACAGCTTCCTCGCAGTCGGTGTAGAGGCGCGGCACGCCAAGCGAGTCCAGCTGCACCGAGAAGTCCTGCGATTGCAGATAGTCGTCTACGCTGTCCGCCGGCAATACCGCAACAGCCTTGAGGAAGTGGCGCGGAAGCTCGTAGAAATACTCCCACTCCGCGCAGTCGCAGTGCGTCCCCCACGCGTGGGTGTGCGTTGCGTGCTCTTCGATGTGTTCGAGATCGACCAGCGTCAGTTCTGCCCGACGCGTCGAGAACGCCCAGTTGTGCATCTCAAGCGTCGACCGCAACGCCATCGGGTAGAACTTGCTGCACAGTTCGGCCTGCACGCTCGCGTCGGGAGGGTTGATGCTAGTGATCCTGGCTTGGTCGCCGATGAAGCTCAGGGCCATGTTGCAGATGTCGATGTCCGACACCTTGTTCGTCTCGCAGCTGTCGACGAACAGCCACCGGCCCTTCGCCAGGACTAGGTTGCGCCCAATCGTGTCGATTGCGTGCAACGTGTAGTAGTAGCGACCAAGGACAGTAGCCGACTGAACGCTGTCGAGCTCGAACTCCACGATGCCGGCAGGCCCGTTTGTAACCGTTCCGGTTAGTTGGAACTCCTGGCTGGTCAGATCCGGCGGGTTCTCCAGCTGATCGACATCTAGAGAAAACGTGTAGCCGGTCACATCTAGCGGCTCCTTGTCGTCGCCACGAACCGTGATCGTCCACGGGTTCTCGTCACCCTGGTGGATGAAGATATCGAAGCTGGCCGGACAGATGCTCAGGACTGGCATGGTTAGATCCTCACCCAGATCGCTTCGGAGGGGACGCCAAGATCGTCGATGACGAACAGCATGTAGTAGCCGTCGGGTAGTGCGCTATCGCTTGCCGGCAACTCGAACGTCATCGACACAGTGCTGACCAACGTCTGCGTCACCGGCTTGTAGTAGCGTTGGCAGAAGTCGACATGGTGCGTGACCGAGCTCGGAGCCATCAGCACGCAGTGCGCGATGCTGCGGTATTGGGTCAACGCGTCACACGTCAGCGTGTAGGTCGTTGCGCGCGAGACGACGTAGGTGTCGTCTGCATCCTGCGTCGCTCCTCCACCAGACAGAACCACGTTTTGAGGACGCCGAAACACGACGTGCGGATCGGGGTTCGGACGCAGGTAGCGCGGCGACCACATTTCGTAGTCGTATCCAGGGTGGTCTGATGCGCTCGGGTTGTGAACGTGCGAAGGATGATTTTCCGTAACTGTCTGCGTTGAGGCATCACCACCTCCAACGAAGATCCGCCCGTTCGGCATCAAAACGGCTGTGCTGTGGTAGTCGTGAAACGCTTCAGCCGGGGACCACGACAACAACTCCCACGCGTTTCCCCATCCTGATCCGTCATGCCGAAGCAGTTCGGTCTTGGTGTGGTATTGCCCGCCAAACGTCGGTGGGACAGCACCGTTGTCGGCTTCCTTCTCGGCCCCACCAAACAGGTAAAGGTCCGCGTCTGGGGTGATGACAAGGTTGGCTTCTGTGCGCGCAAGATTCATCGCTGGCATCGCTACCCACTGCGCAGCTGCCGTGGTTGCGTCGATGACCTCGACAGTCCCAGTAGTCGATGACACCAGTGGTGTCGCTGGAACGCCCCGGAAGTGGTAACCTCCGGCACGAATAACTCGGTCGGCGATCCCGTCATGGTTCGGACCGAGAACCGCCATCGAGTAGACTCGCTCAAGGTTGAGCAGTCCGACCTGCGACGTGGCTCCGATTGTGTTCGTCCACACTCCAGGGTTGGTCCCGTGGTTGGCCAGCGTTGCCGACTTCCACGCCATCCCCGACATGAACATGCCACCGTTCGACAGCAGGTGCATGTGTGGGTAGAAGAATAGCCAGTCGTCTAGATAGGCAGGCACTCCTGCTCCTGGTGTGCCTGGACCTGCAAACACCTTGGGGATCGTTGGCCCGCGAAGGTCAAACGTAAGACCGCTAGTGTTGATCGTTGGCGAAGCGGTAACGGCTACAGCTTCGTAGTTGTTCCATGCAGGGTTCTGCGACGGTTGGTCGCTTTGCATGTTGTTCTGACCGCCAAAAATCAGCACCCCGCATCGCGCTCCATTCCATGGCGAGCTTGCGGCCGTAGCGAACTTCTGCGTTAGCTTCGGAGTCGGATACCACCGCTTGAAGTGCATGTCCTCCGCGCGGACCCAGGCACCTACGTCGAAGTAGTGCTTGTGCGACGTCGTGTTCCAGGCATGTGTGTAGTTCGTTCCGGTGTTGTTCCGGTAGTAGATCGAACCATCAAGGTCTGGATTCCACATCCACAGCCCTTGGTAAGCACCGAACAAGAAGTTGTCCCGTTCGTATTCGTTGCCACCTGCGATGAGAAGATCACCGTTGTCGGTCCAGCAGTGGCCGGCGCAAAACAAGGACGGATACCACTCAGTGGCACCATCGATTCGCACAGGGCCGATTGGCAACAGGTAGTTTCGGCTGCGGATGGCTGCGTTTGGATCAGTGTCGAGAATGACCAACGCTTGCCACGACCACCATGCTTTCCCATCAACGTCTGGCGTGCGTGCGATGACGGGCAACGTGTTCCACAGCAACAGCCTTCCCTTGTTCCGTCCCTTTGGGATCAGCGAACAATGCGTCGCCTTGAATCGTGTAGGGAACCCCCATGTCGCCGTGATGGCAAACGGACCAGACCCAATAGTCCCAGTCCAAAACTCGATCCCAGGCCAAGCAACAGTCGGATCGGTTTCCTGCGGATCGTTGTTCCAGCCTTCCGCAAAGTAACCAACCCGCGACGGGTTGGCCGACATGTCCAGGCTGTCGTAGTTCGTGAAGAAGTTGCCGTTCCGGTCCGGCTGGATGATGTCGATGTTCGACATAGGTCGTGACCGCGCAGCTGTTGGTGATGCTGCCGCGCGCCGCGAGCGACGCGGCGGCGGCTACTGGGGAGCCGGAGCCGCAAGGCGCGGCTTCGGCTGCTTCTTGGACTCGACATCAACCGGCTGCGCCGGCTTCTGCTCTGCGACGAGTTCGACCTGAATCGGCAGTTGCCCATCCATATCGAACACGTCTCCGGGCAGCCGGAGTCCACCGGCTGCCCAGCAAAGCATGCGAGCCTTGACCTTGGTCACAGCGACGCCACCGTGAAGCCGCTCTTGTAGAACGTCTTACCGTCAGCTGCCTGCAACGTGATGGTGGCTTGCGCCACGCCAGCAGACGGGGTTCCACCGGTAGCGACAACGGCAAACGCCAAGTAGCGATGGAAGCCAGTCGTGTTGCCGAAAGCTCCATCGATCAGCTGCAACGGAGAGATCGGGATCACAAGCTGACGACCAACGGTAAGGGTGGCCTGGGCAATCGCTGCGGTCGTCCCATGCACAACGGCATTGCTAGGAGCAGTCGTGCCGCCGTTGACACCGGTCGTTCCGCTGATGACCTGAAACGTGTAGTTCGTTCCGCCCGTAAACGCCGTCGTGACCGTCACGATGGCATACAGCTGCTGGCCTTCGCCAAGATCGACTTGCGCGTTGGTGGTGCGCGTCGAGTTGGCAGAGGTTGCGCTGACGGGCATCAGATCAATGTGATCCGTGCTGTAGTAAGTAGCCGCCGACGCAACGGAAGGCGACGTAAGAGTGTTGAGGGTATCGACGATCATGTGCGTGCCTCCTAATCAGATGGCGACTTCGGTGTTGAGGATGGCGTCGCACTTACGCAGCGGAACGCCCATGAACGAAAGGAACGAGTGCGGCTTGCCGAACTGCGTCACGCCCTGCTCGATGTTCATCACGCCGAGCGACTTCTCCATCGCGATGCGCGACATCGCGGCGTGCACGGTGCGGTTCATGTAGAACGCGCAACTGCCAGCCGTCATCGTCGGCAGCTTGTAGATGGCCTGGATCATCTGGTGGATGATGTTCTTGTAGGTCGTCACGCCACCAGCAATGTCGGCAAGACCGGTCAAGTCGACCGTGTCGATGTTGCAAATGCGGACCACATACCTCCAGTCCTTGACGACGAGACCGCACTTCCACTGGTAGCGCGTGCTCAGGGCCTGCATGCGCAGGTCGCCGTTGTAGACCGTCTGCTCGCCGAGATCTTCGTGCACAAGGCCGGCCTTGCTGCCCTTCGGGAAAATCCCGTAGACAGTGTTGTCGCCCCAGCAAACGAGGTAGACCGACGTGGTCGCGTTGCTGTTGGTCGGCGACGCTTCCACGCGGAAGATGTTCTCGCCGTTGCCAGCACTCGGGCTGTTGTAGCGATAACGCAGGCCGAGGAACCGCTTGGGGTCCGTCGACGGATCGCCGTTGAACAGCGTCTGCGCCATCGTCTGGTTCATCGACTCAAGGAACGCGGTGTCCTCCGACAAACGGAACTGGGCCGTGTTGCCGTTGAGCATCGCGAGATCCTTGTCGACCTCAGAACGCGCTTCGAGAATCGCACAGCCTTCGTCGACCTGGGCAGTCTGCGACTTGCTGTTCGGGATGCCCTGGTTCAGGGAACGGAAGTAGACGTCGGGAAGACCCGTGCGGACCACGACGCGCTCGCCCGTCGGGAGGTTACCCTCACGCCAGACACAGTCGGTCAGGATCTCGTTGGTCTGCGAGAGGAGCTCGCCGATGACCGGGACGTTGCCGTCTGGATCAATGCGCTTCGTCCAGTCAGTCAGCGTCAGATTGTTCGCTGCAAGAGTTGCCATGAGTCACACCTAGCTTTGGTTGGGGTAAAGCGCGCGGGCGAGTTCGGCGAATCCCTGCGGCTGGCCCTTGCCAGCCGAGTTGCCGCTGCCCACGAACTTGTCTTCTGAGATTGCCTTGCCGGCTCGGTAGAACGCCCGAATGACGTGGACGTTGTTACCGAAGCCCGTCCGGTCGAGCAGCTGCACCAGTTCAGGAGACCCGATGGAATCGAGGAACTTGCGCGCAACGGTCAGGTTCTCTTCCAGCTTGTCGCCTCCGAGTTCCTTGTCCGCTCGAACTTCCTGCTCCCACTGAGTCATCTGCTGCTGCCGCTGCTCTTGCGCCCGCTGGTTCATCACCGGAGTGATGCGTTCCAGCAGTTGCTGCGCTGCATCCGTTGGCAGTTTCAGATCCGCAACAGCTTCGGCGTATGCACCAAGCACATGCTCGTCGTAGTCCACGCCCTCTGGGAGCGTGAACGACGGACGATCCGTCGCTGCCGGAGCAGCTTCGGTGTTGCTGTTCTTCTGCTGAACCTCGGGAGCGGTCTGTCCACTCGTCGAGGGTTGCCCTGCGGTTTGTTGTGCCGAAGGCGCGTTATTCGCCTGCGGCGTCGTCGTGTCTGTCATTCTTTCTCTCCTTGACCATCACCGGCCATAGCTCTGGGCAGAGTGTGTGGATCTGTTCCAAGAGGTTCCCGCCGAAGTGTCGACGGCCAGCTGCGAATGCGAGCCACAAGCCGTCTGGACGAAACTCCTGCGCGAACAACTCGGACTGCTCCAACAGACGCCACACAATGCGGCGTCCCTTCTTGCTGCTCATCAGCCACCGGATGTCTGCATCCTCAACTTCGCGGGCGAGCTTCCGCTGGAGCTTGCGCTCCTCGTCGGCTACGCGCTCCGCGTCGTCTGAGGAAGGTCTGTCGATGGTCACGTTGTGATGTTAGAAATGCGGGTTGTGGTGCTGCATACCTTCAGATCGCCCACCAGCGGGCTTCTGCCGGCGTTCTCGGTAGCGGCGAGAACATGTCGAGCATCACGCTTGCGGCTCGCGTCCACGGGAGGCAAGCCGTCGAGACGTAGACGTTGTCGTTCCACACCTCGTTGTAGCTTTGCAGCGGCGGCCAATCGGCCAGGGAGAACGCGTCGCCGCTGTTCCACCGGATCGCGTAAGCATGAAACCAGGACTCGCTCGACGTGCCTGCCGGCTGCGCAATCCGCTGCCATGCGTTGGTGTCGATGACCTGCGCCAGCGAAGTCGCGATGTCGTGGTATTTGGCTGCCAGCCCATCGCTGTTGGCGGCAAACAACTGCCTCGAAGCAGCCATGACGCCAATCGCTGCGATGGTCTCCTGCCACGGCTGCCAGCCGATTACTGGTTGGCCCTGCGAACTGATCCATCCGTATTTGGCCTGCTCGTAGCCACCGAAGATCCGCACCGGCTTCCCTTGAGGAAGGGCTGCCATGGATGCGAACCGAAGCGCGGTTTCGATCCCGATGACCAGCACCGAGTCGTCAGCGAGCCCGAGCCACATCTGGTTGGCTCGCGCCAAGGCCAGACGACCCACCGCTCGCGGCGACTGGTTCAGGCTGCGCTTGATGTGCACGTCGGTCTTGTCGAGCTCGACGTGAGAACGCACCAACTCCTCCAACGCAGGGTCGGCGGTCAGTGCAATCGTCGCATGCATGAAGTTGTCCGACCTGTGCTGGTCGTCCGCCGTCGTCCACAGGACGGTGTTGATCGACGGAATCCACGCAATGGCGTTCTGCCCAGGCCAACCAAGACGGTCCTGCAAACCAAACGACAGGTCGGGACGCTGGTTGAGCGTTTCGGCCTGCGGGTGGTTGACAGCCTTCATCGGCGAAGCGTCGCGTTCGCGGTTGTTTACCGGACGCTGGACGTAGCCTTGGCATTGCCACAGGGCATCGTGGATCTCCCACGGCATCTGCATCGTGACCGCGAGATCTGATGCTGCTCCGAAGTCCGGTTGCTCTCCGGTCGTGCCGCTCTCGCGCGGCTGGCAGCGCGGGCGCGTGGCTGCGTAGCCGACGAACTGCTGCTGCGTGTAAGAGGTGTGCTGCTGCACACGAAGTGCCTGCGCCTGCTGCGTAGCCGCAGGGACTCGGCCGAGAGCCATCCACGCACCATCCCAGTGCGAGAACAGGCCGAACATCTGGTAGCCGCTCGCGCGCGCGAGGTTAGGCGCAGCGTGGATCGCCCCTCGGATCTCGAACGTCGAGGCGCGATGCCACCGCTGGTTGTCGGTTGTAACATTGACAACCGATTGCCCGCCGATTGCACCAACAGAATGCCCGTTCCGCACGGCAAAGTCGACCGATACGGGCAACCCGCACGCCATCGTCAAGGCCGGCAACAACACCGACTGCGCCTGCCCATTGTTCTCCGTGGTCCCGTAGGTCGCGTGCGCAACGAAGTCGACTGATGCAAGGCCGCTGTAGACGGTGCACCACACGTCGACCGTGACCAGCTTGTCCGCGAACCAGTGGCGCATGTGGAAGGTGGCAGATGCATCGCCACCAACCATGCTGACCAAAGCCATCTGTCCGGCGATGCCGCCCATGTAGAACTTGGGCACGACGGAGTCGATGTCGCGAGTCAGCGCAGCATGCCACTGAAACTCCTCGCGCTTTCGCTCGTCGGGCAAGAACTCCAGCTTGATCGACTTGCGTGCAGGAACAGTCGCTAGCACGCGGATCCCACGCTCGGAAGAATCCACAGCGTAGGGGTATCGATAGACGCCATCCGTCATCCAGCCGTAGGGCTGCGGCATGCGCTGCTTCGGGATGCCGCAGAACACCCAGGACGTAGCTGGGTGCGCGGAGACGTTATCGATGGTGACGTGCATCAACCAGAAACCTTGTGGTGGATGCTGACGCTGACCTTCCCAATCGGAGTAGCGGCACCCCAATACACAGCTAAGTAGCGATGTGGGACGATCAACTCACCCGTCGCGGTATGGCTGAACTGAAAAGCTCCTGGTGTGGCAAGCCCGTTTACCACAGGAGCTGGCGATGCAACGATCACACCTTCGTTGTCAAAGGTGGTCACGTTCTGGTTGCTTGCAAACATCAAGATGTTGCCAGCCGTCCAGGTGTTGTTTGCGAGAATAGACCATCGAATCGCGCACGGACGCTTTAGTTCAAGCCACAGCGTGGTGTCGCCGTTGGTAAGGAACCCCAGCGTCGCTCCGTTAGCTGTCTCGTAAGCCGTCTCGTAGATATCGGTGCGACCAGCAAGTTCAGCCCAAGTTGCTACGACCATGTCATCTCCTACAGCATCTGTGGTGAAGGTGAGTTGTAACCGCTGAACATCCCCATCACGTCAGATGCTGCGGCGTTCATCGGAGTGCCACGCAGGTTGCCCATTGCCTTGGTCCCCTGCTCCATGGCAGCAGTCTGCTCCTTCGCAGCCATCGCGGCTTCGCGAGCTTGACGGATCTGCACGACGTCCTCGGTTGCGAGGATGAGCTTCGGGTCGATGCCGAGCATGTCGCCGTAAGCGTCGGCCCACACGTCAGGGTCGAACTTGTCGAGCACCTCGGGCTTCATCTGCGCAACGACGCCAAGGCTTCCCACGAAGCGGTCGAAGGAGTTGGTGCCGATTGCACGCTGCGCTTGCGCAAGCATGCTCACGAACTCGACCGACAGATCCTGACCCGACAACTCCGGCGGAGGCGGAGGGACTTGGCCCGACTGCATCATGTGCTCGAACGTGATGTCGATCAGCGGATCGAGGAGCTCGTTGTGCAAACGTTCCAGAACTGGACCCAGCATGAGCAGCTTCTCCTCGTGCCTCTCGGCAACTTCGGTAGCAGTCATGCGCGGGTTGTTCGCGTTGTTCGCAAGCATCAAGAACAGGTCCGCGTAGAACGCGGAGTTGATGCGCTGCCGGCAGTCGCCGATGTCCTGCAACAGGTAGGACAGGTTGAGGTTGACCTCGAACGCTGTGCGAATGCCGCTGTTCGGACCCGACGAATCGACGAAGGACACGCCGCCAGGAAGCATCTCCAGGTCGCGGTTCTTCGCGCTCGTTGGTGCTTGCAGCGGCGGCTTCGTCTGAAGGTCGATGGCTTGAGCCTTGCGCAGCTGTTCGTGCTGCAACTGCTTCACGTCGCCAAGGCACTCCATGCCTGGGCTCATGCCGTAGATGTCGCCTCCGGCAGTCGACCACCTAGGCACCAGCGCAGGGAACCGGCGGAAGCCGGACTCGCGGAGATACTTGTTGTGGTCTGCGCCGATCTCGAAGTAGCACGACCGGAACGGCATGTTCATGTCGTCCAGCTTGCTCTGGTCTCGATCCTCGCGCGGCTCGATGGCGTGGATGACGGTGATCCAGATGTCGAGGTTGCCGCGACGCCACTGTTCCTGCACCTGCGTCGAGCAGTTCTCGATGCCGAACTCCTTGACCATCTGTGCCACGGTCATCTCGAACTCGCGGTAGATGCAGTCGACGTGGCCCTTGTAGTCCGCAGCGATGCAATACTCGCCGACCGTCAGCGGGTGGTGGTGGATGACGTTCTGGAAGTCGGGCATCACCAGCGAGACCGACGTGCCGAACGCAGCCAACTCGCCGTAGATCTGGTGCAACGCGCGGTAGGTGTTGCTTCGCGCGAACACCGACTGCATGCGCCGCGTGACGTCATCGAGCCAGAGCTTGACCGGATAGAACTTGTTGAGGTCAGGGTCTGCTGTCGCGAGTCGGAACCACGGGCGCGCAGGACTCGTCGCTCCAGCCATCAAGCCGGACTCGCACACGCGAAGCGCGCGCGTGCCAGTGTTGTCGTAGATCAGGTTGTGTCTCTTCGTGCCGCGATTGCGGTCCTGCACGAAGAAGCGTCCGCTGCGTGGGAGCAGGTAGTCGCTGATCTCCTTCCAGTGCATCCACCACGACGCACGTTCACTCTTCAGCTGCCCCCATCGGGTCAGCAGGTCGCTGCGCTTCTTGGGGGTGCCGGTGTAGTCCACGTTAGCCCAGTGTGGTGTTGGAACCGTAGGTCTGCGTCAGCATGGTGCTGGCCGCGCCCTGGTTCGCAGGTCGGCGCGCTGCATTGAGAAGGCTCATCGGGTCTGGAGACTTCTTGTTGGCGCGTTGCTTCTCCATGCTAGAGATGCGCTCCTGGCGGATAGCGATGCTTTCCGCGCGCTTCTGCGCAGCTTCCTGTTCTTGCAGAGCAGCTTCCTGCGCCTTCTCTGCTTTGCGTCCTTGTCGGATTGCGCCGACAACTGGCACGTAGGACATCACGTTGTCGCCCATAGTCAGAAGTCCTTGATGAACACGGTTTCGAGTGGCTGGTAGCCGAGTCGCGGCAGCCACTGCTCTAGCTGCGTGTATGGCTTCGCATGCATGGTCATGCGCTTGCATGCGTTCGCGCGCGCGAGACGCTCGGTCTCGTCGATCAGCATGCGGCCGATCTTCCCGCGTCGATACGGCTTGTCGACGAACAGCGCGAGGTGGGTCATCCACTTCTCGTTGTAGATCGGATGCCGTTGGATGACGGAGTTGAGCGAGTAGCCAACGAGCTTGCCTTCGCACCATGCGCCGATGCCGATGAAGCAGCCAGCTGCCTCCATCGCCTCGAAGTGCTGCATGTCCTCGTCGATGTCAACGCCTGCGATGTTGCCGATCTCATCCAAGTGCCGATACCACAGGTTCGGATCGACGCTCAGTTCGCGCGTCGTCGCCTGTCGCACCTCGACATCTTGGATGATGAACCGCACATCGGAAAGGTAGGAGTCTTGCATGCCGTCTAGCATACCGTCAGACCTTCGGTCCAAGCGGCTTGCCGCCGGTCAGCATCGACGATCCAACGCCCTCGCCACTCTTGCCGATCTCGCGACGTTCTCGCATCTCGGCGGCCAGCAAGGTCTGCTTGTTCTCGGCTCGTCGCTTCGATGCCGCGCGGGCCATAGCTTCGGACTCGAAGCGAGCCTGCTGCTGCAACGCCGCTCGCTGCATGTCGGCGCGCGCTTTCTCGGCTTTGCTTTGCTCCTTTTGAGCTTCGTAGCGTTGCTGAAACTGCTCTCCTGCCTGCGTGGTTGCTTCGTTGAACCACGAGCTTGGGTCATACCAAGATCCGCCGCCGTCTCCCATGTTAGTTGCTCCAGCTGCTGCGCAGCGTCTTCGGGTCGTAGGGGTCGTATTCGTTTCGGGTTCGCCTTCCGTAGAGCCTGTTCACGACGCTCTCCTTCGGCGTGTCGATCAGTGCAAGGCAGAAGGCCGACGCGTAGTCCGGCGACCTGCCCAGTCGTGCGTAGATGTCCTCGCGGCTGTCGACCTGGATCGTCGCGCCGGACAGTCGCCACGTCGGGCTCGTCAGGTCAGCCAGCAAGCGAGGGCTCGGCGGCAGTGCGATGGCGTTGTTGGCGGTTGGGTCGAGAGCCTCGCGCATGCGCCACCACAGTTCCGACCGCAGGTTCTTGAACTTAAGCCTGCCCGACTTGTCGACACCACGCGCCGCCTCGGCGACGTTCACGCCCAGCACCTGCTGCTGCGCCTCGTTCAGGAAGTCGTAGGGGCTCGCGCCCACGCCGATGACGTCGATGTGGATCGGTGCTCGGTCGCGTGATGCTGCGATGACCAGCCCAGCCACCGTTGGCCCGTCCGGCGTCTCCTTGCCAGGGTAGGCCAGCGGCTCGTCGAACCACATGCCGTGCCTGCGCGCGATGATGGTCTCGTCCTTGCCACCGCGCGCGACGTCGACGCCCATGCTGTCCATCGGCGGCTTCTTGTCCATCGGCTTCCACCGCGCCTGCGCTGCCTCGACCCACGCCGTCGGGATCACCTGCCACGGGTCGTCCTGCACGCCAGCATGGAAGTCGCCATGCAGCATCTGCGACCGCAGCGGCTCGGGCAGCGATTGCAGCTGCGCCATGTAGCCCGTGTTGAGCAGGTAGGGGTTGTCGGTCACCCTGCTGGGGATGAACGTTCGGCTCTGCGGGATGATCTGGTCCGCCCCCACCGTGAACGGCTCGCCGCTGTCGACCTCGACGTCCTCGCCGTCCAGCGTCGCGAACCATCGCACTTCCCCCGGCTTGGCCGGTCGCGGGTGCTTCTTGTCCAGCCACGGTGCGAAGTAGCGCACCACCCACCTGCCTTCGACCGTCGTCGGCGGGTTGAACGTCATCACGACGCGGCACCGCTGCCCTTGCTCGGTCGTTCGCAGCCAGCCCATAAGGAAGCGCACAGCTGACTCGCGCATGTTGGACGCCTCGTCGAACACGAGCAGGTCGTGCGGTCGGCCCTGATACTTGCGCTCCTCGTCGGGCGAAGGGAACGACCCCAACTCGATCTGAACCGGCACCCGATCCCACCGCTTCATGCGCCAGATGCGGTCGGCTCCGTTCCAGCCATCGCGGTTGCCGATCACGTCAGCCAGTCGGTCGACGATGCCGATCAACTCGGTGCCGTTCTGGCGGAAGATGCCCACCCGTCGGTGCCTCGTCACGGCCAGCCCAACGGCGAGGTCGGTCTTGCCACCACCTGCTGCGCCACCGTAGCCCACGACCGTCGCGGTCGACTCCAGTGCCTGCGTCTGCGGTCCAGGCAGCGGGGACCATGGCGGCGTCTCAGCGAGCAGCCGGTCCAACTCGGCGCGCTCCTCCGGCGTCATCGCAGCCAGCACCTCGGGCTCGATCCTCATCGGTAGCCCTTCGCCTGCCGCCTCGTGTCGCGCGTGCTCTTCGGTGCCTCGCCTCGCCTCACGTCCTTCAGCGGTTGCGTTCGCTTCGGTGCTGGCTCGGGCGTTGCCGGTGTCGCACTCTCGATCTCGTCGATCAGCAGCCAGACATAGTTCGCTGCCGCGACCACCGCTTCCTGCCACGCCGTGTCCAGGGAGGGCCAGCCGTCCACTGCTTCGAGCTTCTCGCGCGTGGTCGACGATAGGTAGCCCTTGAGGACCGCGAGATCCAGCGAGCCTGGAGCGGGCTTGGCGGGCCAGCCTGCGAGCGTGGTCAGGAGCATGCTACAGCGCGCGCCTCTGCGCTGGCGTCATCCGATCCCACTTGCCAAGGCAGCCAGTGCAGCAGAAGCCAACGACCTCGCCGTCCAGCGTGCGAGTCGGGACCGTGGCATCGGCGGGCTTGTGCAGGATCGGGCAGTGCTTTGGTGCAGGTTGGGTTGCACAGGAAGCGAGAAGCAGGCAGAGGATCGTGGTGCGCATCAGTATTCGTAGCCGGTGATGGTGACGTCCCACGTCGGGGCGTTGGTCGTGAACGTTGCCGCTGCGGTCACGCCGAACTGGAGCGTGCCGTCGCCGACGATCTCCGGCCCGTCGCCGCTCCACGTCAGGATGACGCGGTCCCATGCGTTGGCCGTGGCCGGTGTCGCCGAGCGTGCTGCCAGCATCACCGCGCTGCTCGTCGTCGCCGCGCCGCCCGTGTTCACGCGCAGCGAGAACGTCGTCGCCTGCGCCGTGGCCGTGTTGTTGCCGCGCGTCGCCACCGTGATGCTCGTCAGCCTGAACCGCTTGCCCGTGGCCGGGGCGAAGGACGTGCCCGTCGTCACCGTCGCGCCCGGAGCGTTCGAGCGGGACAGCGTGATGGCGGTCTCCACGCCGGTCGCGCCTGCCGCCGCTGCCACCGCCCAGTAGGCAAGCACGGTGCGGTCGCGATCCATGGCGAGCACGGGCAGCGGGTTCGTGCCGCTGACGTCGCCGTCGTTCACGCCGTCCGCCCCATGCACGACCTTGACGCGCTGGTAGCTCACGCCGCCGATGTCGTCGGCCGCGATGACGCTGCCACCTGCGCCTGGGTTCAGTTCCACGTTGTCAGCCATCGTCGTCCTCGTCGTCGTCCTCGTCGTCCTCGCCGTCGGTCGCCTGCTCGGCCAGCCCGAGCGCGTCGTCGACAGCATGCGCCAGTGCTCGCCCGATGCTGCTCGCCCCGTAGGCCACGGCCCACCGGCCTTCGCACTCGACTGCCACCTCGACCCAGCCGTAGCGGGCCACGTCGACCTCGACGGTCCAGCCACGGTCGCAGGCCAGCCCGAGCAGGTCGTAGATGCGGGCGTCGTCGTCGTAGTCCGCTGCGTCAGGCAGCGTCGCGCAGCCACGAGCCCAGCCTGCTCGCACAGTCGGCGGCCGGTCGT